CGAGGCGGAGCAAGACCAAATTCGGGAGGCAAAAGGGCTGGAGCAGGGCGCAAATCGAAGGCCGAAGAGATGGGCCTCGCGCATCTATTGGAAAAGGCTTGGCCGATGCCTCAGCGCGTTAAGGTTCTGAATGCTATGTACAAGCAAGCCCTGAAGGGTAACGTCCAGGCCGCCTCGCTTCTGCTCGCCTATGGCTACGGCAAGCCAGCCGAGAAGCACGAACATGGCGGCGAAGGTGGTGGGCCGATCATCCTGAAAGTAGTTTACGAAAAGTGAATGAAGTAACCGTAAGACTTCCAACCCCGCACGCAGAGCAGGCTAAGTTTGTGAACAGCACAGCTAAGCGGATAGTTGTTCGAGCAGGCAGGCGTGGTGGAAAGACTGTCGGTGTTGGGATACGAGCGGTTGAACGGTTTCTGGCCGGCCGCAGGGTTCTTTACGGCTCGCCTACCGCTGAACAAATCCAACGCTTTTGGGCGACGGTAACGCGCGCACTCGATGAGCCAATTCGCGCGGGAATCTTCAAGAAGAACGAAAGTGATCACACTATCGAACTAGTCGGGACTGAACCGCGGAGACTATGCTGACGATCTTATTCTGGACGAGTGGCAGCTGATGAACGAGGAAGCTTGGGAAGTGGTCGGCGCCCCGATGCTGCTGGACAATGACGGCGATGCGACGTTTATCTATACGCCTCCAAGCCTGCGCTCGAGAAGTGTGAGCAAGGCGGACGATCCGCAACACGCCTCCAAGCTCTACAAGAAGGCGGTCATTAAGCAATCACAGGGGGAACGATGGGCAGCGTTCCACTTTACCAGCCACGACAACCCGCACATTAGCGCGAACGCCTTGGCGGAAATCACTTCGGATATGACAGCGGTATCCTACCGAATGGAGATCAACGCAGAGGACGTTGACGAAGCGCCTGGTGCGCTGTGGACACGGGATACGATCGAGGCTCACAGGGTAATTCAGGTTCCCGACCTTCAGCGTATCGTGATTGGCGTTGACCCGTCAGTCACCAGTGGCGGGGACGAGGCCGGGATTGTCTCAGTTGGGCGTGACGGTGATCATGGTTATGTGCTGGAAGATAACAGTGTTCAGGGAAGTCCAAAAACGTGGGCGACGGCTGCGGTGACTGCTTACCATAAATACAAAGCAAACTGCATCGTTGCCGAGTCCAACAACGGCGGGGAGATGGTGAGTGATACGATTGCCACTGTTGATCCGAAGGTTCCCGTCAAACTGGTTCACGCTTCGAGAGGAAAGCACACGCGCGCAGAGCCGATTGGTTCACTGTATGAGCATGGCCGAGGGCATCACATCGGACACTTCACCGCACTGGAAGATGAGATGTGCCTCTGGATGCCGGGGGATGATTCACCGAATCGCATGGATGCGCTTGTTTGGGCATACACTGAGCTAGGGCTCGCGAAACCCGCGAAAGAGTGGAAGATGTACTAACTATGGGATTCACTACCAAAATACTGAATGCGCTTGGTCTGAAGTCCTTGGACGATCGGCCCAAGTTTGGCAACTCATCTGCGCCGACTACCTTCTGGAACTACGGATACGCTCAACAGTCGAACCAGTACCAGAAGCGGGAGTTGGGCGACCTTGGTAGCTCATCCCTGGTCATGGCCGTTTGCAACGATACCGGTATTGCTTTGGCCGAAGCCGAGCCTGCGGTAGCGAAGCCTGACATCAAAGGTAAGTTTCAGCCAGAGCCGGGGCATGACCTGTCGAACCTGATTCTGAATCCGAACCCGTATCACATCTGGGAAGATTACTGCATGGCGGGAGCGTTCTCGTGGTGGGTTGACGGGAATTGGTACTTCAAGATTGTCCGTGACCTGTCCGGTACGCCTGTCGAGCTGTGGTATCTACCTCATTTTATGGTTCAGCCACGCTGGCCGGGTGATGGCATGAGTCCCGAGGTTCCGACCGACGATAAGACCGATCAATACCTTTCGCATTATCAATACACGGTCCCAGGTAAGGTCCCTGAGTTGATTCCAGCGAATGACATTCTTCATCTGAAGCGTGGCGTGAACCTGGCGAATCCTCGGAAGGGCATCGGAGCCTTTGAGCCGCTGATAACCGAGATTTACGGGGATCAAATGGCGTCGAAGTTCTCTGCCACGATTCTCAAGAATATGGGCATCGTCATACCGCTACTGTCACCGAAAGACAAGGACGTTACGGTGACTGCTGAGCAGGCCGCGCACATCAAGGAAACGTTTATGGCCGGAACGACTGGCGAGAATTCCGGCAAGCCGTTGGTGAATACGATATCTCTAGAGGTGTCGAAGTTCGCATGGAGTCCTTCGGAGTTGGATCTCAAGGAACTCCAGAAGATTCCGGAGTCGCGGGTTGCGGCGGTCACACGTTACCCTGCATCGTATCTTCAGTTCCTTGTGGGCCTCGAACACGGCACGTCCTATGCTTCATACAAGGAAGCCCGAGAGCAGGCTTATGAGTCCGTAATCGCCCCGATTCAGCAAGGCATTGCGCGGAGAATCAGTCAGCGACTATTGCCTGAGTTGGATAAGACGAAGGGTGCAAAGTTCTTCTTTGACACGTCTGGCGTGAGAGTCCTTCAAGAAGATCAGGACAGTCTGATGAAGCGTGCGGCGACCGGATACCTGGCGGGTGTGTTGATGCGGTCTGACGCCCGAGCAATGTTGAAACTGGACACCACGCCGGAGGATGAAGCCTATCGCGAGGCTGGACAGGCGCAGCCGTTCGGGCAGGGCAATCAAGAGCCGCAGAAGGGCTTTGGTAGTCTTGCCGAAGTAGATCAGTACCTTGAGTCGTTAGAGCCGCAGATTAAAGAGTTCAATGCTCGCGCGTAAGAAGCTAACGAAACAAGAAAGGGAGCGCCTGCGACAATGGATGGAGTTTTGCTCGCAGACTCTTAACCGTCGCGATGCTGAGAAGTTCGGTCGTGTCATGATCGAACTGGATCGTAAAAGGCAATCCAAAGATGCTCGCTAAGAAGATCGCACAACTCCACCATGACGTCGTTGTCGCAGAGCGGATCGCCTCGTTCTGGCAGAAGCAGATCGACTTTTATGGTGAAGCGAAGGCCGAGGCTTTCTATCGCTCAATTGGTCTAAACCATCTCGAATGTAAATCTGTGGAGTGGGAAGGTTTAACACTTTCCCGTGAACCTACAGAGGCAGAAAAGCTCTGCGTCAAGGGCATCTCACAAGCTCAGGATGCAGGCAAAGAATCCGTGGGGAAGGTGTTGCTCAACACTCGCGAGGCGTTGATCAACGAGGGCATGAGAGAAATCAAGTTGCTCTCCCCTGCGGATTATCATTTGCTCGTTCTGGAGGTTCCTGAGAATGAATTGAAGCCCGAACTCGCGAAGGTATTCACTCGGGGAAAGAAGCTTGTCGCATCCGAACTGGCAGGCCAGAAATCGCATGTGGCCAAAGAAACTAAGGCAATAACGGACGATGAGGACGAAGCCCTTGAGGAATTAGCAGACCTGACGAACTCTCGCCTGACCAATGACGTACAGGCCCGCATTATCAATTCAACCCAGCGGTTCAGGCTTCTCGGGCTGACCGGAGCGGCCTTATGGCACGCAGTAAGGCAGGAAATCGAGGAAGGCTCAACGTCCTACGTCGATCGGGCTGCGACGGGAGCGGCGAACGTGGCACTGAGTTCGGGCCGGTCGGCTGAAATGGCAGAGCGTGCTGACGAGATAGACCGCTACGAGTACAGTGCATTACTTGATCCGAACGTTTGCGAGCCTTGCGCGGCCGAGGACGGGGAGACTGCTTCCGATCCTGCTGACCTTCAGCCAACACCCAATCCTGAGTGCGCCGGAAGTGATTTTTGCAGGTGCTTTACCGTGGCGATTGCAGCATGAAAGTCTCAATCCTCGTACCATTCAAGTCCTTTGGTGACAAAGACCGTGATCTGAACTGGTCATGGATACGGGCTCGCTTTGAGACACTCCATCCTGATTGGGAAATCTGCGTTGGTGAATCCGATCAACCATTCAATCGAGGCATGGCGATTAACGACGCGGCAAGCAAGGCGACAGGGGATGTGTACTTCATCTCTGATGCTGACTGCTTCGTCTATCCTGAGCAGGCCGATACGGCTGTAAGATGGGCCTCAGAAGCGCCGGGAGCGGTGGTTGCGGCTACAAGGTGGGTTGCGCTGGAGCGAACGATTACGTGGCAAGTGCGGACGAGCGCGCATGATTTCAGGTTTGCGTCTGAGCCTCCGGCATGGTGCGACGTGGTTGGTACTGTTTCGGGGTGTCTGGCGATCTCTCGTGAGGGCTTCGAGATTGTTGGCGGCTTCCCTGCTGAGTTTGAGGGTTGGGGCGGCGAAGATTGCGCGTTCTGGTACAAGACCGAGACTTTTCTCGCCCAGGGGCGTAGGCTGGAGGGTGATATGTGGCATCTCTGGCATTTGAGCGCGCGCAACCCTGACGACCCTACTTTTGAGCGCAATATGAGGCAACAGGAATTGTACGGACAGGCGAATTTGAAACCTGATGAAATGAGGCGATTGATATGATTAGCATCCACTTGGTTCTGATAGTTTGCGCGGTGGTGTGTTGGCTCTTTGCGGCGATTGGCGCACTGATCGGCTTGACCGTGACGCGGATCAACCTGACCGCGTTGGGGCTGTTCTTTTTCGGGCTGTCGCTGCTGGTGGGGGTCTGATGATCCATCTCGTAACATTCGCATCGGACGACATGAGCATATCGGCGCAGCGTTGCGTTGAGAGCGCGAAGCAGCATGGCGTGGACAATGCGTCAGTGTGGGAATTTGAAGCGTTAAAGAGCGCCCCGTTCGGCCGGCGCCACGCTGCGCTGTTTAGTCAGGCCAGAGGGTGTGGCTATTGGGCGTGGAAGCCCGTGATAATCCGCGAAACGATGCCGTTCGTTAAGGATGGCGACATCCTGATCTACTCCGACGCCGGCGTTGAGTTCATCGAGCCCGTTTCAATCGTGATCGACCGAATGGATCAAGACATCTGGCTATTTGGGAATGAGACGCTACATCGGCAATGGTGCAAGCGGGATATTGTTGAGGAAGTGTGGCCCTCTTCGGTTCGGTTTACAGATGATGCGTGGACGTGTTTCGACAAGCAAGTCCAGGCATCCGTGATCTTCTTCCGAGTGAACGATTACACCCGCGCATTCGTCAAAGAGTGGCTTGATTGGTGCCTTTTTGAAGGCGGCAGGCTGATCGACGATTCACCTTCCAGACTTCCAAATCATCCAGAGTTCAAAGAGAACCGCCACGACCAAGCTATCCTAACCACGCTGGCTTATCGCGAAGGAATCACGCTTCATCATTGGTATGTGCGTTACCACGACCGGACGCCGGGGCGTGGGCCGTTCTATCCGGATGACAATTATCCTCCGCTGTATCTGCACCATCGGCGTAGAAATCACGAATGGGAGCAGGCCGCGTGATTGAGTTTGCGAACGAATACAGGGCGAACCATTCAACCTCGCAGAACGGCGAGGAAGGCATTTTGATTGAATGCCTGTCGCGGATCGGGATCTTGCTGAAGGGCCATGCTGTCGAAGTCGGAGGAAACGACGGTCTGTATTGCAGCAATACCGCGTGGCTTCTGAAGGCTGGATGGTCGGGCCTGTTTGTCGAGGCTGATTGGAATCTACACAAGCGATGCGTTGAGAACTGGTGGAACTATAACGTGATTAGCAAGTGTGCCAAGGTAAACGGCGAGAACGTCAACGCGTTTGTAGACGATCGCTGTGACGTATTCTCGACCGACACAGACGGCGCAGACTATGAAATCTTCAAAGGACTGGAAGCCAAACCAAAGATTTGCATTGTCGAGATTGATTCGTCACTCCCACCAGGGGATGAAGGATTCAACGAAGATGGAGGAGCCAGCTATCGCACGATGGTTCAACTCGGAATCAGCAAGGGCTACTTCCTTCTGTGCCACGTTGGCAACTGTATCTTCGTGCGCAACGATTTCCGGCACTTATTCCCTGAGATTATCGGTGATGGACTGTCGAATGTTGATTTGTATTTCAATCGTTCGTGGTTGAAAGCGGAGGCTGCTTGATCGAACCAGTCACAAAAGAACGATGGGAGCGGGCCCAGATAGCCGAAGCTCAGTACCACACAGAGCAAACTGAAGATCATCTGCGTTCGACACGGACAATCTTCGCCTATCTCGGAATGGACGTAAACCAGAAGGGCAAGTCTATTGCCGAAGTAGGGTGTGGGCCTTATCCGTCCGTCCTGTTTTGCACTTACTCCCTGGCAGTTCTGTACGAACCCCTTGGCTATGACGCGCTCAGAGTTGCTGCGGTCGATAAAGAAGGCGTGGTGTGGTTCCAACAGGCATTCGAGGATGTTATCAGACCGCCGCACGTCGATGAGCTGTGGCTGTTCAACTGCCTCCAGCATGTTCGCGATCCTGAGAAGGTAGTGGAAAAGGCGAAGGAGACTTCCCGGGTAATCCGGTTCTTCGAGCCGATAGACTTTGGGACATCAGAGCCGCATCCCCACACGTTCTCGATCGATGATTTCACGCGATGGTTCGGTCAGGCGAACAGGTACAAAGGCGGAACGGCCGAAGGCTTTCACACGGCTGATTGTGCATACGGAACGTGGTACGCACCGAAATGATAGCAATTTACCTCATTCTGGATGACGCCGAATGTCCGCGATATGTGGGCAAGTCCTATCGTCCCGAGTGCAGGGTGCTGGATCACTTTAGAATGTTTCCGGCGTGGGCGAAGTCGTGGCGCGTCCTAGAATGGGTTGAACAAGGCGTGCGATGGCAAGAGCGAGAGAGGTTCTGGATTAAGTACTATCGCCGCTTTTGTGCGATGGAAAATGTTGCGCGCGGTGGCGGTTCATCGTCGCCAAAGAGCCCGAAAACAATTGCACTTCATGCGGCGAAGATCAGGGGGCAAAAGCGCTCGGAAGAAACGCGCGCAAACCTGCGCTTAGTGATTGCTCGTCGCAGCCCTGAGCGAAAGAGAGAAATCGCAGCCAAGATTAGCGCCGCAAAGCGCGGGCGTTCCCCTCGATTAACCGACGCCGAGCGCGAGCGCCGACGATTGGCTATTGCTGGCAAGAAACTACATCAGGGGCACCGACATTCTGCGGAAACGATTGCCATTCTGCGGGCGAAGAATATGGGTCGCGCTCCTAACAGTGGATCATTCAAGAAAAAGCCAAGAGCAACGGAGGGGCAACTGTGCCTATTGTGACATTCTCTCAATTAGGCAAACATGGTCGGCTGGGAAATCAGTTCTGGCAGATAGCCGGAACGATCGGCATCGCACGACGCAACGGGTTCAAGTTCGCATTCCCTGAATGGAAGAATTACGATCACCTCGATCGGTTTGCCAGTGCAGAGGACATTGACGTTCAGAAGTATTTCGAGAACCCATTGCCGCTGTTCGACGGCACGATTCTACGCCAACAGGGAATCGGGTGGGGATACCAGGACGTTTACCTTTCTGGCAGCACAGACATCCACGGACACCTTCAATCAGAGAAATACTTCGCACATTGCATTGACGAAGTGAGACATTATCTGAGGATGAAGGACGAACCGCCGGCCAGCGACCGGGTTGCAGTCCACTACCGAGCCGGTGATTATGGCAACGACTACCATCCTCGAATGACAATGGACTACTACGCGCGCGCGATGGCGCACTTTCCTGATGGCCGATTCCTCGTATTCAGCGACGACCTGACGGAAGCGCGCAAGATGTTTGGCTCAGGAGTCGAGTATTCTGAGGGGCAGGACTATCTAGGCGACTTTCGGTTAATGAAAACCTGTCAATCATTCATCATTGCTAATTCGAGCTATTCAGCGATGGCCGCGGTACTGGGGGAAGCGCCGGATAAAAAGGTTGTGGCGCCTCGTCCCTGGTTCGGGCCCGCTGCTGGAATTAACGGAGAGGACATCTACTCAGACGGATGGATCGTAATCAACCACAGCAAAGCTCTGGCAGCGTAAAGCAGCCTGAGCCACCTAAACCGCCGCCGTCTGATACAGTGCGGCGAGAGATTGACGCGATCACGCGCCAGATCGACGGATTAAATAAACGTCTGAAGCGTGTTAAAGACTCGCTTTAGGCTTTTGACATAAACGACCGCGAACCAAGCGCAGCTTATTGACTGCGACCGCTCGCTAATTCCTTCGGGAGTTGGCGGGCGTTTTCATTTGGAGGCGAGAATGCTCGAACGAAAGTCCTACCCGATCACCGAACTGACCCACGATGACGCTACGGGCGTCATTGAGGCGTTCGTCTCCGTTTTCAACAACGTCGATGCGGGCAAAGAGATCGTTCGACAAGGGTTCTTCCAGAAGTCGATTGAGCGCAAGTTGCCGAAAGGCGTCTGGGCGCACGACTGGAAGCAGCCAATAGCAAAGACCCTCGAAGCCAAGGAAGTCGCGCCAGGTGATCCGTCACTTCCTGACAACCTCAAGACTCTGGGCGGCACTTACATTAAGGGCCAGTTCAACATGGATACGCAGAGAGGCCGAGAGGCGTATTCAGACATTAAGTTTGGAATCATTGACGAGTTTTCAATCGGTTATTCAGTCGTTCGGGAATCGAAAGACGAAGATACCGGAGCGCGTGAATTGCTCGAAGGCGACTGGAAGGAATGGAGTCCAGTGCTGGTGGGCATGAACGACCAAACGCAGTTAGTTTCAATCAAATCAGAGGATGCGGGAACCGAATCGTCTGAGTCCTTCGATAGCGCGGTAGCCGAGCTTGAGAAGTTTGCACAAAAGATGCAGCGCAACCATGACAACCGGGTCAAAGAAGGCCGGGTGTTGTCTGGCTCTAACCGGGCCAAGGTGCAAGCCGCCTATGACGCCCTCGGGACGTTGTTGGAGGCGTCGGCGCCACCGGCGAAGCAGACCGACATGGATGCGCTAAGGACTCAATTCGAGCGAATGAGACATCAACTGTTCGCTCTCACGGTATAAGGAGAACCGCAATGACAAGCCAGGAATACGCTCGCCAGATGAAAGACAAACTGGCAGAGCAGAAGAAGATTTTTGACGCGCAGGATAAGCGCGCAACGGACGCTAAGGCGGCAGGGCAGTCCGATGATGACGTATTCAAGGCCGCAAAAGCAACCGCTGATGAGGCGGCACAAGCCAAGAAGCTCGGTGAGAAGATTGACGAGCTTTACAAACAGGCCGCAGACCTGAAGGATCGCGAAGATTCTCGCAAAACCAACGCCGAGCGGATGAAGGAAATCAGCCAGCCGCAGGGCCGTCCTGATTTCGGAAGTGGCGACACGCGCTCTAATGTGAGCCAGTTCAAGAGTCGCGGCCAGCAGTTCGTTGAAGCGCCCGACTTCCAGGCATGGCTCAAGACGATCTCGCCGCATGGTGGGGCCCCGGCAGACAGAACCAAGATCGACTCGCCCGCCGTTGACGTGAAGGGTCTGGTCTACACTTCGGCCACTTCTGGTGGTGCTTATGTTCGGCGTGACTATGGTCCGAACGTTGACTTCCCGCTGCGCCCGCTCACAATCCGCGACGTCATCACGAACGCGCGCACTAGTTCCAACCTTGTTGAGTTCGTGCGCGTCACGGGCAAGACTCGGGCGGCAGATGTGGTGCCTGAAGCAACGGCAACGTCCAGCACGGGCTTTGACAATGCTGTGAAGCCTGAAGCGAGCATGGCTACTGCGATCATCCAGGCGGCAGTTAAGACCATTGCCGTGTGGATGCCTGTCACCCGGCAAATTCTCGCGGACGTCCCGATGCTGGAATCCATGATCGACGCTTTCATGCGTGAAGATCTTGAGCTTGCGCTGGAAGATCAGATCATTTCCGGTACGGGCGGAACGGACTTTACCGGGCTGGAAAACACGTCTGGCCTGACTCCGCAGGCGTTCGATACCGACGCCTTAACGACCACTCGCAAAGCCCGCACGACCGCGATGGTGGTGGCGCGAGCAAAGCCCACGGCGTTTCTTCTCAATCCCTACGATTGGGAAGCAATCGATCTGACGAAGGACGGCGAAAACCGTTACTACTTCGGCGGACCAATGCAGATGGGCCTTAAGACGCTGTGGGGCCTTCCAGTGGTCGAATCTGAGGCCATCCCGAGAGGTACGTTCTACACGGGCGATCTTCGCCAAGCGATCATCTGGGATCGTGAGCAAGCAACGACTCGGATCACGGATTCACATTCGACGTGGTTCATTTACAACATCCTGGCGGTGCTCGATGAAATGAGAGCAGCGTTCGGCGTGTTGCGACCATCGGCCATCGTGAAGGGTGATCTTCTTGCTGGAGCGAACAGCTAGTTAGCTGCCCTTCAGTCTTTCAGGGGCGGCGGCTTCCAAGTCAGTCGCCGCCCTTCTTTTCAACCTAATGCCGCTCTCAATCACGGTCTATGTGCACATGTACCCGCCAATCCATTGCGCGGGTTCCGAGGTAACAGTACATGCCGCATTGCGGGCGTTGGCTGCCCGCGGGCACGACGTTAAGGTCATCGCTGACCGGACGCCTGAGAGTTACGAATATGAGGGCGTCAAGGTCTTTGCGCTTCCTAAGACCCAGTTTCACCATTCAACCGTCAGAGAGATCGCGGCAGATGCTGATATACTGATGACGCATCTGGATAACACGTCTCTCGCGATGGGCCTGCACGTCGATCTTCAAAAGCCTTTGGTTCACTGGATTCACAATCACGCACAGCTTGGTTATTGGAACGTCCCTCCATTCAAGGCCCAACTCGTCGTGTTCAATACACACTGGATTGCCGCGAATGAGAAGTGGAAGGGCCAGCCGTGGCCGGGTAGGTCGATCGTGATTCATCCCGTTATTGAGCCGGAGAAATACCGCTGCAAACCAGGGACGAAGATTACCTTTTGCAATCCGACCGAAGGTAAAGGGGTCTATACAGTCCACAAGATCGCAGAGGCGATGCCCGATTACGAATTCCTGATTGTTGAAGGCATCTACGGCGAACAAGTCGCACCTCCGCACCTCAATGAAGAATGGGAAGCGCGACACCCGAACATCGAGCACATGAGGAACACGCCCGACTTTCGGGAGGTGTTACGCAAAACCAAAGTCCTGCTGATGCCGTCGAATTATGAATCCTTCGGGCGCTGTGCTGTTGAGGCTACCTGTGCAGGGATTCCCGTTGTCGTTCATCCCACGCAAGGGCTCTGGGAGGCCCTGGGAGACGGCAGACCTTACCCCGCAACGGATACGATGTACGGCGTTGAAGGGGTAAAGGTAATTGCCAGGGAAACGATGCCAGAAGGCATCTTTGATGATGGATTGGTCAACGGCGCGGGCATCTTCTGTCAACGCCTTATCGACTATCCCAAAGAAGCCGACGCGGGCGGGCGCGCGAAGATTGACATTGAGAACGACAAGCGGTTGGCAGTCTGGAAAGCCCAGATCCAAAGGCTTTACCACGATGAGGTTTACTATCGTTCGCGTTCAGATGCAGCCCTTAAATTAGCGGACACATTCGATCCTGAATCTGATTTCGATCGACTGGAGGAAGCGTTGATGTTGACGACTCAGGATTGGAACAAACAAAACGAGGTGATCACAGTGCCAATGTGGACAAGTGACCGAAGAATCTGGGAGACAACTGATGGCCTGGTGGCGGAAGTGGACGGGCGCATTCCTGCAAATGCTCTTAGGCTGGCCGTGGGCATAGGCGGGCAGCTGCCGGAAGAAGTCGCCATTGCGAACGGGTTCATTCCGCCGAAAGATGGAGGAAAAGCGGCGAAGTCGATTGGTGAACTTGCCGAGTCCGTCGAGAAGTTTGACGCCGCGGTGGGCAAGGCGGTTTCCGGCCCTGCGGAAAACAAGGCCATTGCGGCCCCGGCTGCAACCAAAGCCAAGGGCAAGAAGAAGAAAGCTGCCTAAATGTACGTTTCGATCGCAGAAGTTAGAGCAGCAGGCCAGAGCGTGACGGCGAGCGCGGTTCCGCCCGCTACGGACACTCTGCTGCAAGACGTTATCGAGCGTGTCAGTCGGGCGTTCGACCATGCTTGCGGGGTTGCTGACGAGTATTTCGAGCCTGCGAACTATCCCACATGGGAATCGCTGCACATCTACGTCGTTGGCGATGTTGTCACGCCTACAACGGGCAATCTGCACATCTATCGAGTCACCACGGCAGGGACTTCAGGGGCGACTGAGCCTACATGGCCGCTGACAGCGGCGGGAACGGTGACGAATGGCAACGTGGTATTCACTGAACATGGCGCCGACGTGGT